TGTGGTTGATAAAGTTACTTTGTCCATTTTTATCCTTTAGAAATTAAAATTCCCATTGCGTAACCAATTATAAAAGCCACCATTGGATGACAAATAAACTTGATTACTTTTGTCATGCCGTCTGCCATGGAAGGGGTGGCGTAACAACAGTAGGATTGATCTGTGCGTTAATCATGCTGTCCAAAGCAGTTTGCGTTGCTGTTTGGTCAACGCCATTTTCATAAATCCAACTTAATACCTCTGCCTGTGTCAAATTGGCATAAGGTATGTATTGTTCATTAGGGTTGTAAACAATGTTGCAAGTGCTATAAATCCTTGCGGTGTAGGGAACTGTTTGCCCATTTACTGTGTGGGTTTGGTCGCTAGTCGCAACGCATTGCCAATGGGCGCAGAACACGCAATCAGGTTGTGGTGTTGTAGGATATGCGTCTAGCGCAGAGATTGACCAAGTGTAAGTGCTTGCCATTATTTATTCTCCAAGGTTGCGATACGTTGTTTAAGGGATTGAATTTCTTTAATCATCATTGGGACAAGTTTGGAATAATCCACGCCCATCATTTCATCAGGATTAGCGGGTTGGTGAACTGCGTAGGGTGATACTTCCAACAATTCTTGTGCAATCATTCCATATTCTTGATGACTGCCGCCTGCAATCCAATCAAATGAACGTACTTTAATGCTATCAATATTGCCATTGGGAGCATCTACTATGTTTGTTTTTAGGCGTTGGTCTGATGATGTGTTGTAAGAAACAGTTGTTGAATTTATTGATATGCTACCTTGTGCGCCGTTAGGATTTCTAAATGAAACACCTGTGAATCCGTCTGATACAAGTCCTACTTGTACAGTCATAGGGATATAAGAACCTGAACCAGAAGGAGTAGCAACAGTAAAAATAGCAGAACCAACTGGAGATGTAACACCAAGCATCAATTGACCACTATTATTTAGTGTCATTGCTTGGGTAAAGGATACTGTTCCTCCTGCTGTGCCAGAAGATGCGGTTTGCCAAGTAAAACCACCTGGAATATTTCCAAGCGCAAATATACAAGGTGCGATTCCTGTTGCTGTGTAAATATAATTACTGCCATTGTAGTAAGCGCCGTTAATCATTCTCATAGAATCGGCTCTAGCCCAAATAGCACAAGTATCACCAGATGTACCACCAGCACCAGCATTACTAAGTTGGAATACTTTTGCTCCAGACTCCCAAGCACTAGGAGTAACTCCTAATCCTAAGTTACCAGAGTTATCGAGGCGCATCGCTTCTGATGTAGGAGAAACTCCAAACTGAATTGTTGTTCCATATACATACAATGGTTTAACTGCTACTCCAGTTTGAATTGCTCCAACATATCCTGTTGTACCATTGTAGTTAATTGCTACTCCTGCGGCAGATGAATCGGATGGGTCTGCTAAACCACCTGTTACTAATAAACGACCAGATGATGATAGTTTTGTGCTTGTTCCAGCAACACCACCAACACCAAAATTAGTGCCATCAAATACTAACGTAGACCCAGTAGCCAAAGCACTTGTACTAGACGCATACACCACACCATTTGCTGTAAATGATGTTAGTCCTGTACCACCGTTTGTGGTTGCTAATGTTCCTGCAAGAGTAACAGCACCACTTGTTGCAGTAGAAGGCGTAAATCCTGTTGTTCCTGCACTAAATGAGGATACGTTGACTGTTGAGCTGACCTTTACATAATCCGTAGCTGTGACTGAATCATAATAAACAATCGCTGTTTCATTTGGCGCAATACTAACCCCAGTACCGCCTGACTTCTTGATGACAATCGCAAACCCGCCCGTGGTATTGTTAATAACTACAAATGTTCTACTTGACGCTGGAGCGATGATGTTTCTAATTGCCCCTCTAGCGCCTGTGCAATTTAATGTACTATACTGAGCAACTGTAGAGTTGGTTGCCGTTGAAGTGAAAGTGGATGAATTGCTACCATTGCTGATGGCAAGTGTGATGTCTGAGTCTTGCGTGATATTGTTTGTACCAGCAACGGCCAAATCTACGAGTTGTGTAAAGCCATTGTTTACATCGTCGCCCCAGACGCCACTCTCAGAACCTGTGGTCGGTTGGTTTAAACCCAATAGCGTTGTGTTTGCGTATGTCATTTTTTATCCTGTAATCAAAGTCCAATTTGCTGGCTCTGTGTCATCAATCAAAGACCAACCCGCTGTTTCTGAAGTATCCATATTTTGCCATGAAGGAGTCTGGCTGTCATCAATTAAACTCCAGTAAACTGCAACCATATTACCCACTTGGCCAGATGCCGTGACCCCGGTCAATTGAGCCGTCCTAGCCCCCATCGTCACTGTTCCAGCTACCCCTGTTGCCCCAACACCTGTCAAAGCAATCGTAATATTAGGCCCAACCGATCCGACATTTCCTTTTGCCGTTACAGCCCCAAGCGGGACTGACATGGCTCCTACAGCTCCAGTGGCATTATTGCCAGACAAAGCCTGACTTGGGTTTGCCGTAACCGATCCAACTGCGCCAGAAGCACCAACACCTGAGATGGCAATCGTGAGGCTTGCACCAACAGAACCCGGCGCTCCAATCGCTACGTTACCAATATCTCCATCGGTATTGTTGGCCACCATTGTGCCAACTGCAGCAGCACCCTGAACACCAGAAATGCTGACCGATTTAGCGCCTGTAACGGTGCCTACAAACCCGCTTGCCAGAATACCAGACAACGCCGTAGTGTTGCTGACAAGAACCGATCCTACGCTACCACTTGCTCCTACACCAGATAGGGCAATTGTGATATTGACTGTTTGAGAACCTACTGCCCCAGTTGCCCCAACACCTGTCAAACTGACCGTGATATTGGACGAAACCGTTCCTGTGTTACCTGCGGCATTAACGCCACTTAAACTCTCAGTATCCGCCTCAGTAACTGATCCTACATTACCAGAAGCACCAACTCCTGATAATGCAATTGTGATATTTGGGGATGCAGTACCTACCGCACCAGAAGCAACGTCACCTGTTAGTGGAAGACCACCATAACCCCAAGTGCCGTTACCCCAAGGGCCACTGCCCCACCCAAATGACATAAGTCACCTATCAAGTTGTAGACAAACGCAATAAAGCAGTTGTCGTTGTGTTGCTGGGCATGGTCAACGTAAATGTTCCGGCAGTAATGGTTTGTGAACCAAATGTATGAACTGAAACTGCCTTATTGCTCTGTGTTGAGTTATAGATCAAAACAGTATCAAACGCAGTAGTCAGAGTTACTGTGGAGTAGACCAAGTTAGCAGAAGGTGTCCAGTAGCCAACTCCAGCAGTTGATGAGCTGTTTGTAGATGTTGGGTTGGTTGCGTTTGTTACCGCAATACCGCCTGCTGTGTAGCCCGTACCAGATACTTCGTTGGTTGCAGAGTATGCTGTTGTAGCCGCATTGATCGTAGCGGTTGTCACATACAAAGCCGCCTTAAATGTATCGGCAGTATTTGCTGTATGGGCGGGGTTAGAAGAACTAAAGTTGTGCGTAGCGCTCAACAGTTCGCCTAAGAAAGAAGTACACATTGATTGAGTGTTGGCCAATTTAAGCTCCTTATGCCATTGATGCGGCGATTAAATCCATGAAAGGTGATTTCTTTAAAGTCACATGCGCTGAACGGTGCACGAGCTCGCCATCCAACCAGTATTCAACCCATGTTGTGTACTCATTTTCATCGTCAACTACACCTTCTTTTTTCTCAAGAAGGGAGTCATCCATTTCGCCTTTGGTAGTTGTAACGAGCATTATGCGATCCTCAAAATTGCGTTGGTATTAGTAACAGCTGGAAACTGAATTGTGAATGATGTGTTGCAGACTTTGTCTGATCCAAAATCCAAAATTGCTACTGATGCATTGTTCTGACTTGCATTGTAAATCAGAGCGCCACGAGCTGTAAATGAAGCTGGACTCCACACGACGTTTTGAAATGACCAGTACGCAACTGTACCGCCTGTAGCCCCAGATGTTGGAGTTTGAGTAATCGTTAACTGTTGTCCGCCCTGCGTATAACCGCCGCCTGTTACTTCTCCAATCAAAGCTGTTGAATACTGCGTTGTTGACGCATTGATTGTGGCTGAAGATGTAAACAGCGCAATATAAAAAGTGTTTGGGCTGGTCGGCCCAAAGTTGTGCAGCCCTTGAGCAAGCTGCACTTTGAAGCTGGTGGTTGCGGTCTGGACTATGCTCATGTGACTTGCTGCCTAAATTGACCGTCTCTGTACGCGTCTTGACGCTCCATTCCATCTCCAAGACGTTTAGCAAGAGCAAGTGCCTCGACATACTTCTGGTTATACAACGTCATCATATCGGTCTCACCCTTCATAAAGGTGTAAGCCTCAACAAGAGAGCCGTACAAAAGTACGGTGTCAAAATTGTCACCAAGCCAAGAAGTACCATTTGGGTTATTAGTCGTATCTGCGATAGACACAGGGTAATAGTAATAATGCAGTTCAGCAGTGTAATTAAGATCAGGGGTAGGACCAAGGATGAATGAGAGCTCATTTGTAATTGCTCCACTAGTGACAGTTGGTCCAAACAAAGCATAGTATTGCGGCGTGCCGTAAGCTACTGGATTTCCGTAGACTTCGCGAATAAAATTGACGTCTTTGTTGATCAAATACAAAAAGTTGCCTTGAAACGTCACATTACCAGATACCGTGCCCGTGTTAGGCAGGCTTAGCGTAATAACCAAGCCGTTGATGTTTGTAACCAAAGCCCCCAACGCAATACCTGTTCCAGATGGTATTTGACCCAAAGCAATGTTGGTCGCAGAAGCTACAGTGATGGTATAAGTACCAGACGTTCCTGTAGCAGTCGTTGTTGCATTCTCGTAAATGGCCAAAGAATATGGCGCCAAGAAGTCGTTGGGTGTTGCTAAATACTGGTTATATTGCGTAATGGTACCCGTCACGTTTTTGCGCAAAGACGGGAACTGAACCGAGTTGTAAATGCGTTGCTCAGCTTGCTCAACAAACGTAGGAATATCCGCTACGAAAGTGGTCTCGTAGTTTTGGGTGTAATCCTGGATCAGTTGTTTAAGCTGAATGTAATTCACGCCATTGGTCCTCTGGCCATCACGCCTTTGGTAGCTGCTCCAGTACCGCGAATTTTGATGCCAGTTTCTTTGACTTCTTCATTCATGGTAATACTCACACCCTTGAGTGGAACCCAGTTTTTTTTCTTGTTAAAGCTGGGCTCAGTGCCTGCATCCTCAAGATGAACGGGCTTATCCTTCATGGTATGTGGACGAGCATACTCTTCAGCAGAGCCATTAAATACCTTTGTAGGCTTATGAATAGCGGGGCTGTTTTTGGTTGTTGGTTTAACTTGAGTAACCATCATTTGCTCCCAGGTTTTTGGTTGTGAGCGCGGGCCAAATTGCGGCCAACAGCTCTCATGGCTTTACCAGTGACGCCACCCTTGGCCATCTTGTGGATTTTGCCACCCTTCTTGAGTTTGCTCAAGTCAGTGTGCTTGCCGGGATGCTCTTGTTTATCGTGCATGCCAAAAGCCTTCTTGATCAGCTTCTTGTCTTCTTGAATATCGTCATGTTTAGCCATTTTTAGCTCCTACGTTGTAACTATTGTAACTGTACCCACTTGTACGTTTGGAATCAAATAGTTTTGCGTCAAAACTGCATCAAAACTACTGGCTCCGCCAACTGGATTCCAACCCCACTGAAAAACTCTACTACCGCCGCCAATACTTCCATCAGCAGTCACGCCAGAAGCGTAATAGGTGGTGTCAGGGCGCGGATCTCGCAGTCCTTGTGGGTCATCTACAGGGTACATGCCCAATTGCAACTGAGGCTGATCTGGGTCCCAGCAAGAAGGGCATACCAATATGTTGTAATTCTTGGTTTTAATGATCTCTTTTCTTAAAACCGTCAACTTATATTGAAACCCACAACGATCACATTCCGCAATCGCATTCTTACCAGAGGCAAACCTGTTGCCCATGATCAGTAACTCCCGCCTATGTACATCCTGCGTGGCACAAAACGCACCGCAGCCTTCTCGTGATCTTCACCAGCCGCCAATTCCCAGGCCTCATCGTATTGAGACTTCAAAATTGGTAATCTTTCCAGCGCATTTGGTACTTTTAACGCCATGTAATAGGACAGTCCAGCCACCAAGCATGGAACAAATCTAAATGGCACGTCAGCAATGTTAGTACCGCCACCCATATCTTGTACTCGGCGCATTCTCCAGTACACAAACTGGTAAACCTGCGATGAATCAGGGGTTGGCCACACGGTAATACTGTTCTTTTGCGACAAAATGACCGCAATTCCAGCGTTGTGTGTAGCGGCTGTGGTGTTTCCTTGCCCGCGAGTGCAGTTCAAGAGGTAAGCAGGGTTGCCATTCGCAGCTGGCTGGAGTTCGTTGTACCCAATCAGCTCGGAATCGAGCTTAATAAAACCAGCATTTGGTAGTCCATTGAGGGTACTAACGGCAATCGAGGTGTCCGTTGTGCCAACAGCGGAATATACAGTGGCAGCAGTGACTTGATCATTGGCTGAAAGACGCTGAATCCATACTTGGATAGGGCGCCCTTGAATAAGTTTGTTGGGAATGGTCGCATAAGTAGAAACACTAATGCGTGTAATTGTCAAATCGGCCTGGTTGTTGGCCACATTTTGTTGCGTTCTAATAACGTGTTCAAGCAAATCCACTGTATCGTCTGGCAGCGCATAAGTTGGCTGTCCAGGAACCAATGTAATGGCGTCTTGCTCAAACGTCCACATGTTGATGCCACGGTTGGCCCAATCGGCAAAGAGTAAATTCAATGACCGACGGGCCGTCCTAACATCATATCCCGAGCGGGATTCGCCACCACAACGCTCAAAAGCCTCCTCGACTAACTCGGGAAGCTGTAGATTGAACGCCGCAACGCCGGATGTTGTTGCCATTTACTTGTCTTCAGTATTGGTACTATTACCAGCAGTTACTTCCGCAGGTGCTTCAACAGCAACAGGAGCAGGATCAACAGCGACAACAGGTGCAGGAGTCTCAACGACAGGTGCAGGCTCATTTTGTTTTGCCTCAAAAGACTCAACAAATGCAGCAAACTTTTCTAAGAGTTTGTGCTCATAGCCGGAAATAGAGTGGCCAGCATCACTCAAGAAATTGATAAAGTGGTGTTTCATTTCATTACCTTTAAGTTGTCAATTAAGTTGGGGTAGGGACGCCCTGCCTTTTTGGCTGATGCTTTCGCAGCAGCTTTTTTGGCTGGACTCAAGTGTTTGTGTTTTTTCTTGGGGTTTGGTGTATCCCACACCGCGCCCCCTTTAGCATACACATCTACATCGTTCGGTTTATCCTTACGATGTATTACCTTTTTACCAGGCATTTTTGACGGGTTAATGTCACCCATACCCCTACTGGCCATCATTTGTACATCCCACCTTTGCAGGCTACGATTGTGCCTTTGGTGTGGCCGCGCTCGCAGCAACCATCAGCACGCTCATGTGCACGGTGAGTCATGCCACCTTTTTTCATACCACCGGGACGACGTGCTGCTAACATTGGGTTAACGGGCATACGTCCAGCCATAGGAGCTGCAACAGTAGGTGCAGCCATCGCATTACGCATTCTTGGCATCATGGGCATGATTAACTCCTTAACCGGCGTGTTTTTGGTGTTTGTGCATGTGCTCTACAACTTCATGGTGCAGCTTGTGGCCAGCAGCATGCTCTTTGTAGTGATGATGGTGATGAACGTGACCACCTTCTTCATGTTCTTTCATATGATGAACATGGTGTTTGTGCTCATGGGGATGCTCATGGCCGGCTGGGTGAACGTGCTCGTGGTGCTCGTGATGTTTCATGGTATGCCTCACTTTTTGTGATGATGTTTAGCAGCTCCGCCGCGCTTCATACCAGTTGTAGAGCCAGCCATCTTAGGCATCATGGCCTTTGTATGACCGCGCTCTTGAACTGAGTGCTCGCCGTGCTTTTTAATTCCGCCTTCTTTGACTTTGCCCATCTTGGCTGTAGTCATGCCGCGCTTTTCTTCAGTACCGTGCATACCAGTAACTTCACCGCCTTTGGCGTAAGCTTTGTGATGTGCTGTACCACCGTGTTTCATCGCTTCTTTCAAGTGATGATGAGCCATCTTCATATGATGATGATGCATTTCGTGTTTCTTTTCCATATCTCCACCTTGTTTAAATGTGCGGCCTTTGTCCGCTTTACTGAACTCCTGCCCCACATTTTGAGGGACCCCTACTTTCTTGGCGAACGCTGGACTGTGAGCCACCGCTTCCATGAAATTGTGCTGCTTTTTGCTAACTGACGGCATGTGCGCTCTCCATCAATCTATCAATTTTGCTTTCCAGACGATCCAACCGATCCAGAACTCTGTTTATATCGGCATGGACTTCTGCTCTGCTCACATACTCTTTGCCAATCTCTTCCCGAGTCTTGTTCAGCAAAATAGTTACGCGTTGCAATTCGGCTGATTTCTCTCTCAACACCCAGCCTAGCAAGGCGACAAGTAAGGAGAGAATCGCATTCCATACCATCGAGTCCATTATAGGTATCTGCCTTTGGTGTGTCCACGCTCAGCAATTCCATCTGCTCTGTGATGAGCGGATCCGCCTTTGGCGTGATGCTTAACGTGATGTTTGACTTTCCCGCCACGCTTCTTACCCATACTTTGACTGGCTTCATTGTAGGCCGCCTCGTTTTGAGCTTGCTCTTTTTGCTCTTGACGTTCTTTTTCCATCTCATAACGCTGCGAAGGCGTTACATATGTTTCATCGGGCTCGTCGGTACGTTGTGGGTTTACAAAACCTCTACCAGCTCCAGCATTTTTTGTAGCCATGTTAAACCATCCTGCCTTTAGTGTGTCCTCTTACAGCGCAGCCATCGGCACATTTCCAAACACGCAAACTCTTATTGATTCTGCTGTTTGGGTCGTTGGCTGTTTTTGCTGACGTCAATTTCTTTTTCATACCTTCCATCCTGGCACAGAAGGACTTCTTCCTTGATCCGCCCTCTGGTTGGGGAGCTTTTAAATTCATCCCCTCCTTCTTTGCGGATGCCCGACCCTTGGCGTTTAAGCCACCGTTCTTGTTCTTCCCTTCTTTGCGTTGCCATGCTGGAGTGCTCATGATTATGCATTCGCAATTAGTTTACCGGCAATCACAACGCCAGCTGCAACCGTACTTGTACTTGTGGCCAACTGCCATTGAATGTCAGTCTTTTCAGTATAAGTAAAAGGCACAGTCGATCTGTTGATTGTGTAAATGGACACAAACGGCTGTTGTAAAACCGTTAAGGCTACGCCAGTCACATTGTTGATTGCTTGTACTTTGTAGGTAAGGATTGTGCTGCTTGTGTAACTGTTTGATGAGTTAACTTCAGCAATGTCCAAATAGAAAGTATTGTTGGCGGGCACCGTGTAAATGGTGCTTTGTGACTTGCCAATACCTGCGTTAATCTGAGCAAGCGTGTTTGTAGACTGTTTAATGGTAATAGTTCCAACGTTGGAAGTTTGACCAGAAGCAACACCAACCATTTGCAATCCGTTAATTCTGAAGTAAGACTTTGAAGTCGTTACGCCAGTTGTACCATTCAGTACAACAATTTCAGATACGGGGTTGAAGTTAGCATCCAAACCATTAACAAATACCGCAGCGGGGGAAACATCAGATGTAGATGAACTTACCACCGTCAAAGTGGATGCGCTTGTTGGGTATGTGTAAGTGGATGCGTTTTCCCAAATGGGAATCGAAGTTGTACCAACGGATGCTTGGTATCCAAAAATACTGACAATAGAGTGACCACCAATTTGACCGCGTGCAACTTGCAGGTCAAAGGGCTCTGTTCTTGATTCGCGAGTGATGGAAGTCCACTGGTTGTTTGTACCGGGAATTCCACTTGAGCTTTGTGCTGCCATGAATAATCTCCTTAATTAAAGACGGGGGCCGAAGCCCCCAGAAGATCAGTCAAAGTTACCGTAGGGGTAAGTTGTAGCATTGCCGATGTTGGGATCAGCTTGTGTATAACGAATGGTAATGTTGAATTGACCAGCGTTAACAGAAGTCAAACTCGCCACTGTCATCTTCAAAGTCACAACGATTTGAGAGAACCATGTTGGCTGTTGACCGGGCTGAATGTTCTGAACATCTTGCAATGTGCCGTTAGCATTGTCCAACTGAGCTGCTGTGTAAGTAGCGTTTGTACGGCCTGCGGCTGTGATAGCGGCAGAAGTAGCATACACGCCAGCAGACGTTG